GGGCCTGGATAATCTCGGCGGCGTTGCCCTCGACCGTAGCGGTGCCGTCGCTGAGAATCAGTGTGCTGTCGTGGGTGCCGGGTGCGGCGTAGATGTCGTCACGGGGGCCGACGGCATCGGTGACTTGCGCGTCGACGCGTTTGAGCTGGCGGTTGGCCTCGTAGGCCAGCCACTCGGGCGAGGCAATCTCTGCAAACTCGAGCCCGTCTTCGTCGACGATCGAGCCGCCCACGTCGTGCAGCTCGGTGCCGGGGAACATGGACGCCAGCAGGCGCTCGATGGCGGGCAGCTCACTCTCGGTGAATGTGAACGAGTGGCCGTAGCGATCGCTGGTGACGGTGTAGACAGTGTCGAGGTTGAGTGTGTTGGGTGTCGTCATTGGTTAGTTTCCTGTGTGTTGAGGAGGCGGCTGACTGAGCCGCCTCCGTCTGGGTGCTTAGTAGATTTCAGCGGTGAGTCCCAGGAAGTCGGCCTGGGCGCAAATTTCGGTGAGGGCTGCGTCGAGGTCGTAGGCGATGTGCTCGCGGTGCATGTCGGTACCGAACCAGTAGCCGCGAGCCAGCCCTCCAGTCGAGAAGCCAGGCCAATCTTGGGTGCCATCGCTGTGGCGCAGATCGTAGGGGCCGACGGTGGCGATCAGTGTTGAGTGTGTTGAGGTCATGTCTAGTCTCCTGTGTGTTGCGTGATCAGTGTGTGATCACGTTGTCATGTTTAGAGTATGCCACTCGTGGCAGCATGTGTCAACAAAAAAGTGTCACGACTGACAATAAACGTTGACACGGTCGACAGTCCACAGTATGATCATACACATACGTCAGGAGGTGTCACACGTTATGTTACGAACACGAGAGATCAGAGAATCGCGAGGTATCTCGCAACGTTGGCTAGCACGTCAGGCGGGCGTTCCAGTGCGAACGCTGGCCAGGATAGAGTTGGATGGTGGTGACACCTACGTCTCTACCCTGCTGAAGCTGGCCCGCGCACTACAGGTCGAGCCGGGCGAGCTCCTCCCACAGCCTGATCAGGCTGATCAGGAGTGATCACTTCTGCTGGGGTGTCGTACGCAACAGTCAGCAGTCACGGCACAGGGAGTCGCATCGCTCCCACCCAGCGCCTCAGTCTGTCGCCCTGTATAGATACAGACAGCAGACCTCCTGGTAGTGGTTACAGGAGCAGGGCTGCGAGATGTTCGGTACACAGCAGCTAGCATTACAGGGCGACAGGCACCCCCATCTGGGCAGTCACACTTCATTACTAGTGGACGGTTACGATCACCCTGCCCAGTGACGATCGCGGTCTTCTGCTTTGTGCTGCGATCGTCGTTTTTCTGGCCTCCTGGGTGCGTGCAGACACACTGTGATCTGACGGATACGCGCACCCAGGGAGTCGCCCCATTTTGGGGCTCTGTCGTTTGACTGTCGCTTGACTGTCGTTTGGAACGGCACTTTTTCCCTGTGAGAACAGGGGCTTAGAAAATGGCCTGTCGCGTGACTGTCGTCTGACTGTCGTTTGACTCGCCCAAAACCGAGCCGAGGAGGCGCCGATCATGCCCACAGTGACGACAGATCCGACGATGGCCCGATCTTGGCCTAAGACTTGCGATGTTCTAAAGAAGACTCTCTCCTACGGAGAGAGTAGATCTAAGGGTGTGCGACTGCTCCCTGGCGGTCGCGCACACCCAGATTGAGGTAGCGATGAAACGACTAGCAGCACTCTACACAGCAGGCACACTGAGCGATCAGCAGTTTGCGATAGCCCTGTATGTGTGGTCAGCTCCGAACGCTGACACCACCACCCAGGCGCTGACCTCGATTTTCGCGGGCTCGGCTCGCTCGCTACAGCGCGCCCTGAAGGGGCTAGTGGAGCTCGGATTGCTCGAGCGCGTCAGCGCTGGCCCGCGTTCGTACTGCTACCGAGCCGCAGTCACCAGGCCACCCGCACCGAAAACCCAGCACCGATCGGTTGAGGTGCCAGCCCGCTGGGTTCAGGCGCTCGCACCACATCAGCGGAGCGCACCGCAGCGCGTAAAATCGGCAGTCCGTGACAGACTCCAGGTGTTTCTCGCACGCACACAGCCCAGCGAGATTAGCCCGGAGATCTGGGAGGCAATCCACCGCGCCCGATTTCCTTGGGGCTACGTCGCGCAGCTCCTCACCCGCGAGGGCGAGCTGAAGCCCCACGCTCGAGCTCCTGAGCGAGCACCCGAGCCAGCCAGCGACACACCAACCCACAGAGCGACACACCACACCCACACAGAGGAGGACATAGAGTGGCTACTCGAACAGCAGATCGCGAAATTTCGCACCTGAAGCTAGAGCCGCCCAGCGCCGTCGAGGCTGAGCGGCACGTGCTAGGGGGGCTACTGCTACAGCCCGAGCACTGGCCCGAGCTCAGCGACAGGCTCACACCCGAGCATTTCTACGACTTTAGGCACCAGTACGTCTGGAGGGCGATGGCTGCCGCGCACCGCGAGCACGGCTCGATCGACCTGGGAACGGTGGTCACCGTCGCTGCCCAGTGGATCGATAATCTTGGTGGCCTGCCGTACGTGACGGAACTCTCTGACCACGTCACCGCGATCGGGCCTACCTACTACGCCGGCCTAGTGGAAGACGCGTTTCGGCGTCGCTCGGTGTGGCTGGCTACGGCTCGCGTACACCACGACGTCACGTCTGCACTCACCGCGAGCCACGCTCTCGACCTGCTGACCCAGGCCGCAGAGGAGGAGGCCAACCGAGCACCCGCCGAGCCCCAGACCATGCACACGATCCTGGGCGCCACCTGGGACGCAATCAAAGAGTACCAGTACGGCGCCGCCGGGCTAGTCAAATCGGGACTCGCCCAACTCGACAAGCTCCTCGTGGTGCTACCTCCCGATCTCGTGGTGCTCGCTGCACGGCCAGGTCAGGGAAAAACCGCGTTCGCGTTGCAGTGGGCACGCCATCTCCTCAGTGAGGGCGGGCGTGTCGGGTTTGTCTCGCTCGAGATGGCGTCTACCCAACTCGCCATGCGGTGGCTCTCGAGCATGTCAGGTGTTTCGACAGCCGACATGCGCCGCGAACGCGGGATCGACGTCAGCCGATACGACAGCCTCACACGAGCCACTGAACGGATGGCGGGCTGGGATCTATGCCTGGACGACAGCGCCGAGCAGACGATCGGAGAGATCCGGGCCCAGGTGCGACAGTGGCACCGCAAGAAGCCACTCAACCTCCTGATCGTAGACTATTTTCAGCTCCTCAGCGGAGTGGGCGAGTACCACAGCCGCGAGCAGGAGCTGGCTGACTGTTCCCGTCAGCTCAAGGCACTCGCCAAGGAACTCTCGATCCCCGTGCTTCTCCTCTGCCAGATGAACCGTGGGATCGAGAAGAGAGTGTCGAGGAGTAACCCCAACCCCAGGCCCACGAAGGCCGACCTTCGAGAGACGGGCCAGCTCGAGCAGGACGCCGACGCGATCCTTTTTCTACACGAGGAGGACGGCCAGGAGATGGTGCTCATTGATAAACAGCGACAAGGCCAAGCACCCGCCGAGGCCTACATCCGATTCGACCGCACACGACAGACATTTAGTTAGAGGAGAGACACAGTGACACAGCAGCACGTCAAGACAGAGGTACGCTACTGCCAGCGCCGTGGGTGCATGGTGCTGGACTACTGGTTCCGCACCGAGAGCGGGCAGCTCACCCGCCATACCCGCAAGCCGAACCCACAGCCGGGCACACTGTGGAAGGTGGCGAACGCGAAAAGAGGAGGTCGACGATGAAACTCACACCAGCAGAATTACGACGGATCCGACACGAGCAAGGGATCGACGCCCGCACAATGGCCGAACGTCTCGGGCTCGCAGAGTCATTCTATACCCGTGTGGAGGCCGGTGAACGGCACGTCCCAGCGCACTGGATCGACGGACGCTACTGGTTGTTTCGTGGCTACACCAGCACAGCCAGGGGGCCACAATGACAGCACACTGGACACTCACAGACTCCTGGCGTACACTGGCCCCCTTCTCCTGTGTCACACGCCCTGTTCGGCTGGCCGCTACTCGTGTAGTTTGCGGCGGTCCAGTAGCGGTGAACAGGCGGAGCGGAGGCGCAGCAGCGAGACAGCACCACCAGGCTGAACTCGCTGCTGGCGTTTTAGGAGGTCGACGATGACGAAACGTCTCGAGCTTGGGCTGCCCTGGCCACCCACCGTGAATCACATCTGGAAGCGTGGCAACCGTCGCACCTACCTGACCGCGAAAGGAAATCAGTGGTACACCGCTGCCGTGGAGTCCATCCACGACCAGCTTTGCTCTTCCTGGCCTGTCGTGTGTGAGGAGCGGGTGCGCGTCTCGATCCGACTCCACCCACCCAACCGGCGAAAATGGGACATAGACAACCGGACGAAATGCGTGCTGGATGCCCTGACGAGAGCGGGCGTCTGGCTGGACGACGAACAGGTCGACGAACTCCACCTGACACGGTGCAGCCTCGACCCCAACAAGCGAGGCTTCGCCCTCGTCACCGTGGAGGTGCTACCGTGACACCCGAAAAACTGAGCCAGCGACTACACCGAGAGGCTCGCGAGCTACAGCAGATCTACCACCAACTGATCGGAGTCGGAACGCTCCGGGCAGCTCACCGCGTCCTAGTCGTGCGACGAACGATCGGCGACCTCGCGAACCAAGCGCTGAAACTCGAGAGGGAGGAGGCCAGCCGTGAACCGACTGAGTGACCGAGTCGCCGACGTACACCGACAGGTGTTAGCGCTGCTAGAGGAGGTCGACGAAACGAAGTTTCTCTTAGAGCACAGGCAGTTGTACTACGCGGCGACCAAGCTCAGGCTGGCCGCGTTTAACATGCGGCACACTGAGACAGAGGAGGCC